ATGGCCGAAAAGCTGAAACACAATCTCCATATTGCGACATACATCCGTAAGGCCATTAAGGCTGGTGTGTCGATGAAAGTCATCCTTGACAACATCCAAAAGTATGACCATGCACCTTCTAGCATGAATGGTATGTATCGCACATATCGTAATGACATTGCAGAAGCCCGTGCTGACATTCAAGAAGCAGTTGGTGCTGTTGTTGTAGCTAAAGCCCTTGATGGCGACATGAAAGCTGCTGAACTGTTCCTTCGCTCTAAAGCTGGTTGGAACCCGACAATCAAGATCGAAGAAGTTGATCCCGAAGAAACCAAAGAAGATACTGGTGCCATTGACGATCTGCTTGCACTTCTTGGTCGCAAAAAAGAAGACTAAGGTAACATGAGTAAGAATGGTCTAAAACTACATGCCGATGATCTGAGGGCAATGGGTGAAGACCTTGAGGCTTTGTTGTTGAAGCTTGGTCCTGCTAAGGCAGAAGAACTTGCTTACACTTGGCCCTTCTGGGCTAGACCTCAACAAATGGCCCCTGTTGGCGATTGGAACACATGGTTCATCAATGCTGGTCGTGGTTTTGGTAAGACCCGTGCTGGTGTTGAATGGGTCCGTGGCCTAGTCAAAAAGGGCTACAAGCGTATTGCTGCCATTGCCGCTACTAACTCGGATATTGAACGAGTTATGATTAACGGTGAATCAGGTTTCCTTTCTCGTTGTTGGGCTGGTGATAAGACGGATAAGGGTGTGCCTATGGGTAAACCTGTCTGGTCGCCAACTAAACGACTATTGACTTGGGAGAATGGTGCATACGTCCAATTCTTCTCTGCCGAAGAACCAGAGCGTCTTCGTGGCCCACAGTTTGAAGCTGCTTGGTGTGACGAACTTGCTGCTTGGAATAGAGACAGAGACACTTGGGACATGCTCCAATTCTGTCTTCGTCTTGGTAAGCATCCACAGACTTGCGTTACAACAACCCCTAAGCCGACTAAGTTGGTCAGGGACATTATGAAGAACGCTAAGACTGTCGTTACCTATGGTTCGACTTTCGATAACTCTGCAAACCTTGCTGCTACATACTTGCAATCCGTTAAGGATATGTATGATGGCACTCGCCTTGGTCGTCAGGAACTCTATGCAGAAGTCCTTGATGAAGCCTCTGGCGCTCTCTGGACAAGAGAACTTCTCTCTCAATGTGAAGTAGAAGTTGATGATCCCCTAGCACTATCCGAAACACTAGCGCGTGTTGTTGTTTCAGTCGATCCGGCTGTTTCATCAAATGCTGAAAGTGACATGACGGGTATTGTTGTTGCAGGGATGGACATCAATGGTATCTGCTACATTCTACACGATGCTACGGAAAGATACACCCCAGAAGGATGGGCTGCTAAAGCTATCGAACTCTATCACCTCTACGGGGCTGATCGGATAGTCGCAGAACGCAACCAAGGTGGTGAGATGGTCCGTTACACCTTTAAGACTGTAGACGAGACTATTCCTATTAAACTTGTCCATGCTTCTAGGGGTAAGTTTGCCCGTGCTGAACCTGTGTCGTCTCTCTATGAACGTGGCAGAGTAAAGCATGTAAGGGGTCTTGATGCCTTAGAGGATCAGATGGTGCAATGGGAGCCTCTTGGTTCTATTGGTTCACCTGATAGGCTTGATGCGATGGTTTGGGCTGTCACAGAACTTGCTCTCAAAGGTATTGCAAGACCAGAACTTAACTTGGCCTATTCTGATGCGAAAGGTCTTCTCAGCCGTATTTAGGTAGTCAAATGAAGAAACTCTCGGAAACTGCTTCCAAAATTGAACTCGGCGTATATGGTAAGAACACATACACGGGCGACATTCGAGCCGACGAGTTTCTTCAAGAACTCCGTGGCAAGAAGGCAATCCAAAAATATCGTGAGATGCGTGACAACAACGCTATCATTGGTTCTATCATGTATGCTGTCGAACAGACCTTGCGTGATGTAAAGATCAACATTGTCCCTGCTAACGACACTGCCCAAGCTAAAGCCGAAGCAGACTTCCTTGCATCTGTCTTGGATGACATGGACCACACACTTGATGACCATATTTCAGAAGCTTTGTCGTATCTGACTTATGGTTTCTCTTGGTTTGAGATTGTTGCTAAACGCCGTGAAGGTGATGCACGTTCCCCCAAGAAGAACTCCAAATACAACGATGGTCGTATTGGTATCAAGAAACTTGCCATTCGCGCCCCTTGGACAGTCAACCGCTTTCAAGTTGACCTAGACAGTGGTGAAGTGCTTGGTATGTGGCAAGACTCCGCATGGGGCAAGTTCCCTGTGATGATCCCCGTTGAAAAGTCTCTGTATTACCGCACTACAAGCCTCAATAATGATCCCTCTGGTCGGTCGGTCCTCAGAAATGCTTATGTCTCTTACACATATCTCAACAAAATTCAGGGCTATGAAGCCGTTGCTATCGAACGAGAACTTCATGGTGTCCCTGTTGGGCGTATGCCTGCTGAATATCTGAGTGGTGATGCAACAACAGACCAAGCCAACCTTCGTGGTCAGTTTGAGCGTATCCTTCGTGACTTGAAGAACAACGAACAAGGTTACGCACTTCTGCCTTCGGACTTGTATGTTGATGCAGATGGTAAACCTACTAATCAACGACTGATGGACATTGAATTGATTACCGCTAATGGTTCTCGTTCAATCCAGATTGACCCTGTGGTTAAGCGTTACCAACATGACATTGCTCGTAGCCTTATGGCTGAGTTTCTTATGCTTGGTTCTGGTAGTGGGTCGTATGCACTGTCTAAGACAAAGACAGACTTGTTCCTTCGTAGCCTCGAAAGCTACATCAATGCTATTGTCGATGTGCTGAATAAGCAACTGGTTGAACGTCTCTGGCAACTGAATGGTTTGTCGTTTGATGTGATGCCTAAGCTTGTTGCTGGCGATGTTGCTCCCCACGATTTGCGTGAGATTGCAGCTTTCCTGCGTAACATCAACGGTGCTGGCATTGAAGTCAAGGACCATCCTGAACTTGTTGAAGACCTATTTAGTATTGCTGAACTTGAGTTTGATCGTCCACTTTACGAACAAAATCTCAAAGCACAACCAAAGGAACAGGTAGATGGCAACCCTCAATGATCGCGTATTTGATAACGGGTTGACCGTTCTTGATACAGAAGCCAACAAGATTACAATCACTTCTCAGGAAGTTACGACATACACTGAGGGCAACGCAACATATGCCCTTGGTAACTCGACTTCGATTAGCATTGCTGCACCCTCTGACCGCACTGGTGGTGGTCGTAAAGTGACTGTCTCGGCTATCACAGGTGGGACTGTTACAGCTAACGGCACTGCTACTCACTACGCAATTCTGGACACTGTTAACTCTCGCCTCTTGGCTACAGGTTCCTTGACTGCTTCGCAAGTCGTTACTTCTGGCAACACGTTTACCCTGTCAGCTTTCGACATTGGTATCCCTGATCCCGTCTAAGGTGAATTAAATGACGCTTCTCGCCAATAGAGCAAAGATGACTACAGCCACCACAGGCACAGGCACAATCACGCTTGGTTCTGCTACAACAGGCTACCAGTCCTTTGCTTCGGCGGGGGTTATCAACGGAGACAACGTAAGGTATGTCATTGAAGATGGTTCTAATTGGGAAATTGGACAAGGTGTCTACACTTCGTCTGGCACTACCCTCTCAAGGACACTAAGTCAATCTAGCACTGGTTCTCTCTTGAACCTCTCTGGTTCTGCTGTAGTTTTCATCTCTGCTGTAGCACAAGACTTCGGTGGTGAGACATTCTGGGCGGCACCTAGTGCAGCTTATGCTTTAACAAGCACGACTGCCACTCAAAAACTGTTCAACATTGGCTCCAATGGTGCATTGACCTTGGATGTTGGGTTCTACCGTTACACCACGATGTTCACCATCACTGCAATGTCCACGACAAGCGGTAATGCAGGGTTTAACATCCTCGGTGCCGGGACAGCTACCCTTTCGAGACAGAGGTTCTTAGCCTACGGTAAAGAAGATACTCTGATTGTTGGCAACAACTCAGGTGCTGGTGGCTCTGGGGCTAACGCCACATTAAACCCGATGATTACAGCTTCAACCTCTGGCAACATGGGTGTTGTTGTTGACGGGTCTTTCCAAGTCGATGTGGCAGGGACAATCATCCCGTCTATTGCCCTTGGCACTGCTGCTGCTGCATCTGTCTCTGCAAACTGCACATTTCTTATCCAGCAACTTTCACCAAGGTTGTCTGCTGTTTCTGGGGGGCCGTGGTCATAATGGAACCTACTGTTAAAGCAAAAGTAGAAAATGGTGTTGTTGTAGAAGCCTTCCTTGTTTGGGAAATCCCTGAACACTTGAAAGATTGGACTACTGCACCTATTGAAGTCGGACCCAACTGGACCTACGATGGCGAGGTTTTCTATCCCCCTTCGGAGTAAGTAAATGCTTGGTTTTGCCCCTCTCGCCTCAATTACGCTTGGTGATGATGGGGCAATTTCAACTGAAAACAATCTCTCTGCAAACGGTATCACTACAGGAAACTCTGTTGTAGACGCTGTATCCATTACACAAGATCAACAGGTTCTTGCAAACGGTATCGTAACTGGTTCTCCAACTAACGGAACCTCTGCACTTATCCAAGGTCAGGCTCTTGCCCCTGTAGCAATTACTACTGGCAATCCTACTGTTGGGGCTTCAACACTTGCCATTCTTGTAGCACTTGTTGCAAATGGTGTCACCACAGGTAATCCTACACTTGGCTCTGCCACAGTTACGATCACCGCACCACCTCTTGTCCCTAACAACATCACCACTGGCAACCCTGTTGTTGGAACTACCTCTGCTGCTATCACAAGCAACTTGTCAGCACAAGGTATCACCACAGGTAATGCCACTGTTTCTGCCACTAGTTTGTCGCAGAACAACTCGCTTGTTTCGGTTGGGATCACCACTGGTCAACCCACTGTCCAAGCATCAGACCTAATAGAGAAACATGCACTCACTGCTGCTACCATCACGACAGGTAGTCCAAGTGTATCTACCTCAACTATCTCTATTCAATTTAACCTGTCTGCATCTTCTATCACGACAGGCTCCCCGAATGTCCAATCTGCGGCGTTCAATCAGACACACAGCTTCACGACAGTCGGGATTGCTACAGGTTCGCCTACGGTCCAGTCCACTGTCCTTGTCTCTTTCCAGAACCTCTTTGCCACTAACATCACCACTGGTCAACCTACCTTTGGTAACGTCTATGTGAATGGTTCTACGGGTCGGACAGTCTCTGTTACTGGTGTCTCTGACAATAGTGTGACAGTCGAAGAACTCTACAACACAGCTTCTCTGATCGAAGGTGGGAATACACCTAGCATTAGGGCAAGTGTCAATAGTTCAACAACAAACAACACTGAGAACTCTGTCACCGTAAACTCTGAAAATAGGGCTGTATGATGGCTTTCACGATTAAACAAAACGATACTTCGCCAGCCCTTCAAGCAACTCTGAAAGACTACAATGGCAACGCCATCAACTTGCTTGGTGCAACAGTCAGGTTTCACATGAAGTCCTTTGAAGGGGCTATCAAGGTAAATGAGACGATGACTATCACAAGCACTTCTGGTGGTGTTGTTACCTACTTCTGGCAAGATGGCGACACGGATACTGCTGGCACTTACTACGCTGAGTTTGAAGTCACTTACTCTGACCTTGCAGTAGAAACCTTCCCTAACAGTGGCAGCATTGCTATCACGATTACCCCGGAGTTGAACTGATGGCTGATTGGGGAAATTACATCTTCAAAGATAGTTACTTCTCTATTGCTCAAGGGGAAGTCATGGATCACTCGCTGGTTCATGTAACTGGCTACAACCCTGATGTTGATACTGCTACAGATGAAACAGTCTGGACTGCTGGTGGTCTTTACCCTTGGTCTGTTTGGGATACAACTCGACTTATCACTGTTGTTTCCAATTCGGCTGCTGACACTGGTTCTGTTGTTGTATCTGGTCTTGATGCCAACTTCAACCCAATCACAGAAGAAATTGACTTTAACGGAACTACCTCTGGGACTGGTTCTGTCCAGTTTAAGCGTGTCAACTCAGCTTACTACAAGAATGGTGCTGCAAACAATGCGGGTGTCATCACTCTGACAGCAAACGGTAACACGGTTGGTCTGATTGAGGTTGGTATTGGTCAAACCCTAAACGGTATCTACACAGTTCCCGCTGGACATACAGCTTACATCCTGACGGGTGACTTTAGTGTTCAAAAGGGTGAAGATGCTCAAGTTCGTTTCTTCATCCGTCCCTTTGGTGGTAGTTTCCGTATTGCCCACATTGGAGAGATTTATCAAGCCACATATCGCTACGATTTCCCTGTCCCTGTAGCAATGCCAGAGAAAACTGACCTTGATATTCAAGCCGCCCTTGTAGAGACAAACAACACTCGTGTTACTACAAATTTCTCTATGATTTTGGTGAAGAACAATGCCGTATAACAGTGATGATGAACTGCCTAAAGCAGTGCGTAGTAAACTCTCTGCACATCAACAATCAGTGTTCAGGAACGTCTTCAACTCTATGATGGGTGAAGATGGTATGACTGAAAGCCGTGCCTTTGCTGGTGCTTGGTCGCAGGCTAAACAAGCTGACGTTACCAAAGCTATGCACCAAGGCAAAGAAGTCACTCTGGACAAGCCCTTCCGTCTTCCAGAAGGTTCTGGCAAGAAGTTTGGTGTTTACGTCAAAAGCGGTGATGGTGTCAAGAAAGTTACTTTCGGTGATCCCAACATGGAAATCCGTAGGGACGATGCAGAAGCCCGTTCTAACTTCCGTGCGCGACACTCTTGCGATACAGCAACAGATAAGACCTCTGCACGTTACTGGTCTTGTCGTATGTGGGAAGCTGGAACTTCTGTGTCAGAAATGACCAAAGTTAAGGTTGAATGTCAAATCCTTAAGCAAGACGATGAAGAACGCCTTGTCTATGGTTGGGCCTATGTCTCCACTGAAAAGGGTGAGATTAGCCTAGATCACAGTGGCGAGTTTGTCCGTCCTGAACAGATTGCTAAAGCAGCAACAAACTTCATGCTCTCCATGAGAACAGCCAAGTCTATGCACACTGGCGGTAAGATTGGTGAAGTTGTCCATTCCATGCCCTTGACTAACGAGATTTCAAAGGCTTTGGGTATTCAGTCTGACCGCGAAGGCTGGATGGTCGCTATCAAGGTCTATGACGACCAAGTATGGCAGGATGTTAAAAGCGGTAAGTTGGCGGCTTTCTCTATTGGGGGAAAAGCCTTGAAGGAGTTGGTGTAATGCCCGTTGAACTCGTAAAACTGGAACTTGAAGAAGTTTCCTTGGTTGATATGGGTGATGACCCACTCGCTAAGGTGGCTATCTTTAAGCGTAGCCCTAAAGGGGAAGACATGGAAAACGAAGAAATTACCCTCGACACTACTGAAAAGAAGGTCGAAATTGAAATTGGCGAAGACGATATGTCGGAAGCTGATGATGAGTCGATGGACGAAAACGGCGAAAAGAAGCCTACTCGTAAATCGTGGAAAGCCGAAGCACAGGCTTTTGAAGAAGTGAACAAGATGCTTCTGGAAGAAATCGAAACTCTGAAAGTCAAGGTGTCCGAACTGGAAACCGAAGCTGTAGAGAAAGCGAAGCCCAAGGAAGAAATGATCGAAGTTGAAGGTGAAATGATTGCCAAGTCGGCTGTCCCTGCACCTATCCTTAAGAAACTAGAAGAAATGCAAAAGGCTGCTGAAGCCGAAGCTTTCCGTAAACGCGCTGACGAGGTTCTTCCGAACTTTAAAGGGACTGCTGACGAGCGTGGTAAACTCTTGAAGTCTGTTGGCAATGATGAACAAATCCTTGCTATTCTAAAGGCCGCTGATGCTGCGTTTGCTGGCGTCTATAAAGAAATCGGCAAAACTGACGCAGAGAACGACCTGAAAACTCCGACTGAAAAGCTTAACGACATGGTTAAAGCCTATCAGGAAGAAAACAAGGAAAAAGACTTCCACAAAGCGTATGCTGCTGTCATCAAAACTGCACCGGGGCGTTCCCTTGTGCTTGAAACCTACAAAAAGTAAATTAAGGAGCCTTCAAAATGGCATTTACTGAACGTCTCGCTACTCGCACCTACATTTCGGGTGCTGCCCTCACTCAATTCACCTTTGTTGCTGGCCCTGCCTCGGATGGTCAAATTGACCCGTGCGGTGCTGGTGATCGCGCTGTCGGTGTGGTCCTGCAATCGGCTACTGGCGCTGGTCAAGCTGTGACTGTTGCTTATGATGGTCGTGTGACTGTTAAAGCTGCTGGCACGATCACTAAAGGTGCTGCCGTTACTTCGGATGCCGCTGGTGAAGCTGTTGCTGCTGCTTCGACTGATATTATCCTCGGCTATGCTCTGGAAGCTGGCGTTGATAACCAAATCATCACTGTCGAACTGTCGCGCGCTGAAACTGCCGCTGCCTAATCTAGTTAAATAAGGAATACTACAAATGGCTATGCTCACTGCTGGTTCTGTGCATATTGATGCACCGCTGACTAACCTCACCATCGCTTTCCTGCAATCCACTACAGGTTTCATCGCTGATCGCGTGTTCCCGAAGGTGTCGGTTGCTAAGAAGACCGATAAGTATTACATCTACAACCGTGCGGACTTCAACCGTGTGGGTCAGGTGCAACCCCGTGCGCCTCGCACTCAAGCGCCTCGCGTTGGTATGTCGCTCTCGACCGATACCTACAGCACTGACGTTTTCTCGCTGGCAACAGATTTCGACTTTGAAACTCTGGCTAACGAAGATGCGGCTCTGGACATTCGCTCGGCTGCTTCCAACATGCTGACGACCCAACTCCTGATTGACCGTGAAGTTAAGTGGGCTTCGACCTATTTCACTTCGGGCGTTTGGGGGACTGATTGGGCTGGTGTTGCAGGTTCGCCCTCGACCAACCAAGTGCGTCAGTGGTCGGACTACACGAACTCGACCCCGATCCAAGACGTTACGACAATCATGCGCACCATGCAACTGAAATCGGGCGGCTTCAAACCGAACGTGATGGTTGTTGGTAAAGAAGTCCGTGACGTTCTGGTGAACCACCCGACGATCCTTGCCCGCCTGAATGGTGGTGCGACTGTGACGAATACCGCTCTGGTGACGGACGCCAAACTGGCTGAAATCTTCGGTGTGGAAGACTTCATGGTTATGGAAACGGTGAAGAACACTGCTGCCGAAGGTCTGGCGGAAGTTAACGCTTTCATCGGTGGTAAGGCTGTTGCTTTCTACTACCGTCCTCGCTCGGCTGGTCTGATGGTTCCCTCGGCTGGTTACACCTTCACTTGGGATGATCTGGAAAATGCTTCGGGTCATGGTATTTCGATCAAGTCGTATCGTGGTGATTACCTCGCCATCGACGGTGTTGCCGAAGTGCTGGAAGCCAACATGGCCTATGACCACAAGGTTGTGGCTACTGAAATGGGTGGCTTTATCACTACTGTTGTGGCCTAATTAAAGGAGTAGGGGATAATGACCCGACCATTCATTCCCTACTTCAACCCTTCGCGGCCTGTATTCGTTAAACAAAATGGACTACAGGCTGCGGGTAAGGTGTGGAAGCAGGGTGAACGCTTTCAGTGGGAGTTCTTCGGAGTTCCCTATGATCGTATCCAACAAATGTTTTTCAGTGACCAACTGTATCACAACGAAGATTTTGAGGAAGAAGTTGTCAAAAAGATTGCAATCGGTGACGGGTTGGATGACCTGAACATCGAACAGTTGCACTTGATTGTTGACAACATCAACTTTAAGGTCAAAGAAAAGACCAAAACTAACAAAGAGTTTCTCTTGAAGAAGTGTCCTAAGCTTCCGAAAGACCGTGAAACTCAAATTGGTAGAATCCGTAGGTGGCGTTCCACTTACGGTGAAATGGAATAAGAAAGGGACGACCAATGGCATGGTCCTATGATGCTTCTAATTTGAACACTACTACTGCCTCTGGTCGTCTCAACACTGTCAGGCTCATTATGGGTGATACTGACACGACAGACCAACTCATTCAGAACGAGGAAATCTCCTTCGCTCTTTCTCAAAGCAACAACAATGTCTACTATGCTGCTTCTCTAGTTTGTCGTTTGGTTGCAGCTAAGTTTAGTCGTCTTGTCGATACAAGTCTTGATAACGCTATCTCTGCAAAGTATAGCACAAGGGCTAAACAGTATCAACAACTGGCACTACAGATTGAGGCACAAGCTAAGAAAGCCTCTGGTAAATCCATTGGTGTGTTTGCTGGTGGCATCCTTCATACAGATATGGGTGTTGCTAACCAAGACCCTGATCGGGTTCGTCCTGCCTTCAACATTCACCAGTTTGATAACGTAGAGGCAGTAAGCGGTTACATTACTGATGATCCGAATGGCATTTGATACATACACACTAAATATGCTGCTCCGTGAACATGGGATTAACGTCCTTCTCCGTAAGCAAGCTGAGAGTGCCTACAACAACGACACAGGCACTATTACCCAAACTGCTACAGACTACACAGTTAGGGCTTACTTCTACGACTACAACTCTGAGACTTTGGCATCTGATTCTATCCTGAATGGTGATCGTGCTGTAATCCTGAGTGCGACACTTCCTGATGGCTCTGCTACACCTAAGCCTAATGCAACAGACCACATAGTAAATGGTGATGTTCTGGACATTATCAAGGTTGTCGAAGTCAAGTCTGGTAGTGCAACACTGTTCTACACGATTCAAGTGAGAGACTAAGATGGTTCAACGCTCCCTAGCAGCACTCATTAAGCAGATTGAAACCGATCTTGATGCTGTTAGAGACGAGTTTCTGACTAACATTGCAGAAGACCTTGTTGCTTCCTCCCCTGTTGATACTGGCACCTATGTAAGAAATCACTCCATTACCACAACAACTGGTTCTGGTGGTCGTCAAAGTTCTGCTGGTAAACCTAAAGACAATGGCTCTGCTAAAGGTGATGCTCTAAACAAGTTAGTCGGTCAGATTGCAGCTATCCCTAGAGGTGCTGAGACAGTCTATATCGCTAATCGAAGTCCACATGCAAATCAAGTAGAATACCTTGGTTGGCCCAACTCTCCAAAAGGTCCATATCACGTCTATGAGAGCGTCAGGAATAGGGCAAAATATCACTTGGACACTGCTGTAAATACTGTAAAGGCTAGGCAATGACAATCATCAATGACATTCGTGCTTGTCTAGATACACATTTGACAAACACTGTGGGTATTCCTACTATCGCTAGACAGAATATCCCATTCAAACCCACTAATGGTGTTCCTTATGTTCAAGCGACACTTGTTCCAACCTCTCGTCGTCCTGCTGTTCGTGGTCTTAATCCGCAACAAAGGTATGAGGGTTTGTATACCATCCTGATTGCTACTCCCGAAGGTCTTGGTTCTGGTGCTGGTTACGATTACGCAGACCTTCTGTTGGACCGTTTCAATTCGGCAACTGACATTTCTCACACTATCTCTGGTTCAACAACAATAGTGTCTGTTGACTACTCTGAGGTCAGAGCGAGTTTCCTCGACTCACCTTTCTACTACACACCCGTTACCGTCTCTTGGTATATTTATCGCTGATAAAGGAAACTAACTATGGCATTCTCCCAAGGTAGCCGCTCTGGCTTGTCCTATGTTGCTGAATCGACTTTTGGCACAACTCCCGGCACTCCGTCGCTGATCCAACTTCCGTATACGACACACTCGCTTGATTTGACTAAAGATCGTGTGACAGGTAACGACATTCAACCTGACCGTATGCCTCGCGTTGATCGTCATGGCAATCGCACTATGTCTGGTGATATTGTTGCTGACCTTCGCAAAGGTGACTACGACCCGTTCTTTGAATCGGCCTTTATGAATACGTTCTCGACTAACGTATTGAAGATTGGCACGACAGCTAAATCCTTTTCTATTGAAGATGCTGCTACAGACATTGCTCAGTTCCGTCTGTTCACAGGTGCTACTGTTTCTTCGATGGCTGTTTCGATCCGTCCGAACCAAATGGTTACTGGCACGTTCAGCATGATTGGCAAGAACATGACTATCTCTGGCACGTCTGTTGATGCTGTCAAGAC